CCTCTCGGAGCGGGAAAGCGCTTACGAACAGTCGGTGGAGAAGTACGGCGAAGGCTCCAAGGAAGCCCGTCGTGCTGCCATGCAGGGAACCATGAGCTCTCTTATGGGTGTGGGCGCTGCCATGCGCAACATGAGCACCTCGCTGAAAAAGCTGACGGAATACCAGAAGACCTATGACTTCTACGTAGCCCAGGGCAAGAAGGACAGCGAAGAGGCTCTGGACGCACTGGCAGAGCTGCAGGACGAGCAGTACAACTTTGTGGGATTTGCGGAGAGTCTGGCCTCGGCGTTTGACATGAGCGAAAACGGCAAGCAGGCCATGATGCAGCTCGGGTATACCATCTCGAAGAACTGGAAACCCATCTACAACGGGTTCAACCAGGTATGGAAGAAGGTAAACCCGGCCTTTGCAGAGAACCTGACCAACCTGATCGGCTTGTACTCACGAGAGGGTGCCAGCGAGACCATGGCCGCCACCATGAACGCTGTGGTAAGTGCCATGCGGGGCGACTGGGGCAGTGCGGTGGCCAGCGGGCTTACGGCTGTGCTGGACATCGTAGGCACGGACTTTGGACGGACTCTGAGCGAGGCCATTGGGAATGCACTGCGGAGCGCCTTTAGCGGCAACGGCCTGTTTGCCCAGCTTCTCTCGAAGCTCTTGGGAGGAATGAACCCGGGAGGTTCCGGCGGCGGAGGATTCTTCTCCAAGGCTTTGGATTTTATCAAGAGACTTCTGGGCCGGAAGAGCACCGGCGTTGCCGGCGGAGGAAGCGGGATCTCAAAATGGCTCAGCGCCGGGAAGAGTGCTCTGGGCCTTGGAAAAGCCGCAAAGGCCGCCACAGACCTGGTGCCGGTACTGAGCAGCGTGGGGACTGCCACCGCCAATGTGGCCTCCGGTGTGACCACCGTTGCCAAGGCTGCGGGAGCCGCCAAGGTTGCTGCCACCGCTGCCGGAGCTGCCACCTCGGGAACTCTGGCCAAGGTGGGCATGGGCGTTGCCAAGGTGGCCGCCAGCCTCGGCCCTCACGGACTGCTGGTGGGTGCCTGTGTTGCAGGTGCGGCCCTGATAGGCACTGCCGTGGTGAAGAACTGGGACAAGGTGAAGGCCGGTATTGGCAAGGCCTGGGACTGGATCAAGGAGAAGGCTTCGGGACTCTGGGACGGCATGAAGCGCATCGGCTCGAACCTCATGAGCGGCCTCGGAAAAGGCGTGAAAGCAGGCGCAAAGACCTTTGGCAGCTTTATCATCTCGCCCTTTGCAGGCATCATCAGCGGCGTGAAGAAGCTGTTTGGCGTCCACTCGCCCTCGACGGTATTTGCCGGGATCGGTGGCTACCTGATGGAAGGTCTGGCGAACGGCATCACGAACACCTCTGATGGCGTGGACCGGAGCCTTGAGGCCGTGGCAGATGGCGCTTTGGACATTGCCCAGAGCAGCGCCATGAGACTGCTGGACGTGCTGAACGACGAAAGCGACCCCAGCATCCAGCCGGTGGTAGACCTGACCAATGCAGAGAACGCTCTGGACTGGATGGACTCCCGCCTGGCAGGAGACCGGGCCGTGACCCTGAGCGCAACCCGCTCGGCAAACCTTGCCGGGACGGTGAACCGGAACGCCAATCGTCAAAATGGAAAAGCAGACCCCAACGACCCGGAGACCCTGTCGGCCAGCGGGAACCGTGATGTGGTGGATGCGATCCAGAGCATGGGCGAGCGGATCGACGGTGTGGCAAGGGCTGTGGCCGGCATGAAGGTCGTGATGAACAGCCGGAAGCTGGTAGGCGAGATCAAGACCGACATGAACACCGCCCTTGGTGAGCTGGCGGAGAGAGGACGGTAAGGATGGGTATTGGCAGAGACGTGACCCCGAAAGGGGCAGAGCTGTACACCCGGCTGACCTTCCATATCCCCGCCGAAGCTCCGGTGAAGAGCTTTAGCACCGACGAGCTGATGCTGATCCCGGCAGACCCGCTGACGGTGGCTCCCTTTGAGGAGCAGATCCGCACCCTGGAAGCAGCCCCCTGGCACGGCACCATTGAATATGCCCCGCTGGAGAAGCGGGTATTCAAGAATGCTGAGGGGAGCTGGACATTTTACTATGAACCAGACGGCAAGAGCCACACCTTCTGGGACTGTTACGGAGACATCCACCGGGAAGAATCTGATGGATGGATGGTGACAGACAGCACATGGCTTGCCACTTACCACGCCCTGCTGTACTACCTGCAGGGTCGGAGAGTGCTGGTGGACGTGCCGGACGGAAAAGGAAACATTACGAGCTACCGGGGGCGATGCTGGGTAAGCAGCTATGCCTCCGACGCTGACGGCAGGATCAAGGCTGTGATCAACTACAGCCTTGCACCGCCCGAATGACCGAGAAAGGGGGATCAGATGAAGACGATACCACATGGGATCACCATTGGTGACACACATACCTGGAGGGATCTTTATCTGATCCCTGTTTGTCGGCCGATCGTGCAGCCGCCTACGGAAAAGACCATGACCCTTGAAGTGGAGGGTATGAGCGGCGTGGCTGACCTGAGCCACGGACTGACAGGGTACCCGGTGTTCAGTGACCGGGAAGGAAACTGGCAATTCTACGTAGACACCGACCGGTGGAGAGAGAAAAACAACTTCTGGGGGCCGGTGGGAAACCTGGCGTACCAGGATATTATGGCCCGGCTGAAGGAAAAGATGGCCCGGCCGTTCCAGACGCAGATCGTTCTGGACGACGACCCGCTTTTTTACTGGGTGGGACGCATCTGGGTGAGCGAGGCTCCCAGCCAGCAGTACAACCACACCAAGATCACCCTGCAATACCGGCTGTACCCCTACAAGTACCTGCTGGCAGAGGACGGAGATGACTGGCTGTGGGACCCCTTTTGCTTTGAGACCGACCTGGCCACCGTGAAGATGCACGGCGTGACCCTGCCGGCCGGGACGAGAGAGACGTTTCCACTGGTATTTACGGACAAGCCCAGCGCCGTGTTTGTGACCAGCAGTGGAGCGGCGACCTCGAACATGCAGAATCAAAATGGAGTGGACTACACCCTGCTGAGCCAGGAGTCCATGCCCACGACCCGCTTTGACTACCTGAAGAGCTATAGCTCCGGGGGTACCAGCTACGAATGCCGGCTGCAGACCCTTGTGATGCCGCTGGTGACAAAGCAGTACGACATCGCCATTATGGGGCTGAACTTTACTGTGAGTCCTGTAAGTACCGGGACAGCTACGGTATCCATCCGGAAGAAAGGAACCAGCGTACTGATGGCCAGTGCTACGGTGCCCATTACCAGCACAGTGAATGTTCTGTCTCAGCCGCATATCGAGCTGACGGCAGATCTGAGCGCTGAGCTTACCAAGAACACCGCCTACGAGATCGTGGTGGAGGCTACCGGCAAGATATACGCCCCCAACATCCCCAAGGATGCCCTGACAGAGAACGACTACTTCGACTTTGGCACAGGGGCTGCGGCGCTGGCACCGGACTGCGGCGGCTTTGAGCTGTTCTGTGGGTTCGTCCGGTTTTACGCCGGTGAGGGCGCTGTGCTGAAGCCCGACGTGAAGACCAACATTGGCATCGTGGGTACTGCGCTGAACACCAACGGCCGTGTGGTGGTGGTGCAGGCTCAGGAGGACACCACGGTGAGCATCGACTACCGGCCGGCGTACCTGTAAAGGAGATATTTCAAAATGAGATATAAGGTATATGCCGGTCAGGTATCGGTGAAGTTTACCAACAGCAGCACGGCCCGGTTCAACTGGACGAAAAAGGTGCTGGTGTACGACTCTTACGGCGACTCGGTGGAGGGCGAAGAGACCCAGGGCATCGTGGCAGACCCCAGCGTTGAGCTGGAGAACAAATCGGCAGGAAGCTTTTCGTGTCGGGTGCCGTATCAGGCAGAGACCCGCTTTGGCCGGGTGAAGAACCCTTACTACGACGACTTTGTGATGGGCAGCACCTGGATCATGGTGGAGGAGGACAGCGAGTGCATCTTCTTTGGCCGTGTGACGGAGTGCGAGCTGGAATTCAATCTGGACAAGACGGTGACAGCGGACGGCATCTTGAACGAGCTGGGGCAGATCAACACCAGACTCTCGGCAAGCTCCTACAACAGCTGCTCGGAATCCAGTCTGCTCTCCATCGTGATGAACGCTGACAAGAGCCGGAAGGGGGAGAACCCTGCCAACTGCATGATGCGGGGCAAGGTGACGGTGGTCAACCGTTCGGTGGACACCAGTGACAGCGGCGACCAGTTCGGCAGCCTGTGGAGCATCCTGAGCACCTATCTGTTGGACAAGGACGAGGGATATTTGCGGCTTCGGCTGGCTAATGACCCGGGCACCGAGGACTACTTTTTCTACTACGATTATCTGAAGCCGGAGGATGTGCCCAGCACCACACAGAGCATCGAGTATGGCGTGAACATGCTGGACTTCGTGCTGAATGAGAAGTGCAGTTCGGATCTTGTAAACAGCGTAACGGCCCACGGCATCACCACGGTGAAGAAGGGCTGGTGGATCTTTAAGAAGATCAGCTACAACGCCATCTCCAGCACATCGGAGAATGCGTTGTCGATCCAGCGGTACGGCCTGCGCTCCCGGCATATTTATGTGGATGGCAAGGCCTCCAGCTACAGTACCCTGAGTTCTGCCGCCAGTGAGGAGCTGGCCAAGTACAAGCAAGAGGCAGAACCCACCCTGACCGTCCTGGCCTTTGACCGGAAGGACATGGGGGAAAAGGTGGACAAGCTGGGGTATCTGCTGCGGACCCACATCCTGAGCAAGCCCCACAGCTTTGATATGTGGATGGTATGCACCAAGGTGCGCCTTCCTCTGGACGCCCCGGACAACAAGGACTTTACCTTCGGGCTGACCAGCGCCTCGCTTTCCAGGCGGCAGTGGACCGTCGGAAACCTGGCGGCGGTGCTGAAAGACAAGGTCGTGGGCGCTATCAGCTATCTGAACAGCGTAGGGTAAAAATTCAAAATGGACCTTCTGGAGGAGCAAGGTGGTTATCGGATGAATTTTGAAGAGATCATAAAGAAGATGAAGGCCGCTGTAGAAGGCGTGCGGAAGGCCATCTACGGCGTAGAGGTGCGAGAATACATTGCCCAGGGCCTGGAGAATGTGCTGGCGGTAGGGCAAGTAACGGTGGACTCGGCCAAAGCTGCCAAAGAGAGCGAGACCAACGCCAAGGCAAGCGAAGATGCCGCCAAGACCAGCGAGACCAACGCCAAGGGAAGCGAAACGGCAGCGGCTGCCAGCAGGGACGAAGCCGAACTCATCAAGGGGGACGCGGAGAACAGCGCCCATGAGGCGGCAAACAGTCAGGCCGAGGCCAAAAAGAGCGAAGAGGCTGCAAAGAAATACGCCGGCGATGCGGCGGCCATTGCCAACACCGACAAGACCCTCACCATCTCTGGCGCGGCGGCGGACGCTGCGGCTACTGGCGTGCGCATCAAACTGCTGGAGATGGTGCATGGCACAGATGTAAGCGGTATCAGCTTTGTTTCGGCCTTTGACACGCTTGACGGCGTGGAGCTGACGGGTGTGTGGAACAAGGCGGCGAGCCGGGTGGAGTTTTAAGAGGAAGGAGGATCAGAAATATGCAGATCAAAAACTTAGCCATTGGCGATGGCTTTGTCTACCTGATGGAAGGCAGCACCAAAGTCAAGTTTTACGTGCTGGCCCACAACTACGAGAGCGGCCTGAACGGCAAGGGACGGACGCTGTTTTGCCGGGAGAGTCCGGTGACGAGTGGAATCCGATGTCAAACAGGCAGCAGCTATAGTCTTGGATGGGGCACAATCAATTACGGTGGTACACGCGTAACCAATGCAATATACAAATACCTTACAGACACATATCCATCCAGTTTCACATCCACAGTAAAAAAATGGATCGCAACGACCCAATATAAGGCTTATTCTCCTCGTGATTATTACTCATCACCCTCGAATTTTAATTTAGGTACATTCAACACTGCCTTCTTCACTATTTCAGAAGCAGAAGCTGTGACCAGTGCTGGTCATTCGGATGGATCTTTGCTTTCAAAAGAAGCGCGTACTCGACTCGAAAAGATATTTACTGCCTACGGAAAGGGCATTTGGACAAGAACCCATAGCAATACTGATAGTGGCCATGAGGACGATGACGATGGAAGCAGGGATTATTACTATGCTAATGGCTTGTATCTTTCCGGAACAAGCGACTCCGATTGGGGCGTTTTTTCAACCGGATATGCATATAACGCCTCTTACGGTTATCTGCCCTGTTTCACCCTGCCGGAGACACTGTACATCGACAAAGATGGCTTCCCGACTGTGAACCAGCCGCCGGAGATCACTTCCGATGCGGGCGAGAGCGGCGTGGCGCTGGGCGAGAAGAACGAGCCGTTTACTCTGACCTACACCGTGACCGACGGCGACGGAGACCCCATGACCATCACCGAAAAGGTGAACGGTGTGGAGCTGGCCATCCGTGAGAACGTGGCTACCGGCACCGAACTCACGGTACAGTGCCTGAGCGAGAAAGCCCTGTTCCAGCAGATCCTCAACGGGGAGAACACATTGGTGCTGGAAGCGGACGACGGCAAGACCTCGACAGAGTGGACGGCGACCTTTACTAAAAATGTGACAAGCGCCGTCCTCTCGCTGGCCCAGCCCCTGACGGCGGACGACACCATTACGGTGGCTGCGCTGACGCTGGAGGGCAGTTTCCCGGCAGATATGAGCCTCAGCGTGGAGATGACCAATAACGCACGGGACGATGCTCCCGTGTGGGAGAACTGCACCGACATCCAGCGCGGCGAGAGCCGGGCCTTTGCACACCACGCCTTTACCAACAAGACCGCCGAAAAGGGATTTGCGTTCAATTACAAAGTCACCGCCACCCGGGGTGAAAGCGGCGTCGGCGGCACTATCACCATGATCGGAGGTGTTATCGGATGAGTCTTTGCAAGATGGATAAGAGCCTGAAAGAGCTCCACAAGAAGCTGGAAGAGGCGCGGAAGCTCAGGGAGCTGCCCGGCCTCGTGGCGGGGATCGAGGACGCCATGTGCGAGCAGGACATGGAATCACAGGAGCGGCTGGCGACTATCGAGGACTCGCTGTGCGAGCTGGACGCCGCTATCAACAACAAGTAAGGAGGTAGCATATGGATAAAATCTGGGCAAACAGACTGGTCGCCGGCACCAAGGAATGGGCAGAGATGCCCGCAAGCCGCCGCCCCGGTGTCAAGCGGGAGCTGGCAAAGAGGGTGGCCGAGGGGGAGATCACCGCAGAGCAGTATCGGGACATCACCGGGGAGGACTACTACAATGTGTAAGCTGCTGGAGTTGCTGGAAAAGCTGGTGCGGGCTCTCTTTGGCCCGGGGGACGAGCAGGATGCCGAAGAGGCAAAGCCCGCACCGGAACCTCCCGAACCCCCCGGGGCAGAGGCCGTCACCGGCTGGGAGGGTGACCCGCCCTATCGGTTCGTCGATGTGAGTCGGTGGCAGGGAAAAATCAAAATGGAGGGCTGGGCGCAGGTAAAAGCGGCAGGCTACAAAGGCGCGATGCTGCGGGCCGTAGGGAACCGCAACGGTGTCCCCTACATCGACCTCACCTTCGAGGACAACTATACCAATGCAAAAGCGGCAGGGCTGGATATTGGCGTCTACTACTACACCGACGCCATCACTGAGAAGCTGGCTGACGAAGAGCTGGCTGCACTTTGGAAGGCGCTGCGGGGCAAGGAACTGACCATGCCGGTGGCGGTGGACATGGAAAACGAAGCGCTTGCCGTGCTGAAGCCGAACGACCTGACCAACCTCGCGGCCTACCACCTCGAGCAGATCGAGAAGATGGGGTTCTTCGCCCAGCTCTACACATACACGAACTATGCCAACGTCCATCTGGACATGGAAAGGCTGGCCGGGCGGTGGGACGTCTGGCTGGCTGACTACACGGGCAAGACCCCGAAGGTGCAGTTCAAGTACAGCGCTCACCAGCACACCAGCAAGGGCAGCGTGCCGGGCATCAACGGGGTGGTGGACCTCGACGTCACGACCGTCAACTACCCTCGGATCATCAAGGCAAAGGGGCTGACCCGGCTCCGGGAGGCATAATGGAGCTGTATGAGTCGTTGAAAGTCGTCGGTGCAGCGATGATCGGCCTCTTCGGGTTTGTGGCATCGCTGGACAAGATGGTTGATCTCTGGAAAAAGTACAAGGGTCTGGCCGAGGCTCCAGACAAGGCCCAGAACGAGGAGATAAAAAACCTGAAGGATGATGTGGAGCTGCTGAAGGCCAGGATGATGAGCGTGCAGGATGCACTGGGCAGGGATATGCGGCGATTCAATAATCTCGATGACCTTGTCCTGCTGATCCTGGACGGCGTGCAGAACCTGTTAGAAGCACAGCTCTCGGGAAACAACCACGATGGCATGGAAGCGTGCCATCAGAACATTCTTAAGTACCTCATGAAAGGAGCGACCAAACATGGAGACAGCAGTGAATAAACTTCTGAGCATCCTGCCCACCCCGGTGGCGGCAGTGCTGATGCTGGGCGGCGTCATCTTCTACGTCTTGGGCTGCGTCAGGTTGGGCTACGGTGCCGCCGTAAGGCCTCTCGTCCTCGACTTAATAGTCCGGGCCGAGCAGGAAATTCAGGGCACAAAGCGTGGCGCAGAGCGAAAGGCCTGGGTGACGAAGGTGCTGAGAGCGGCCCTGAACAACAGCAAGTATGGCAGATTCATCTCGTGGATCATTACCGATGAGACCATCGGAGCCATTATCCAGTTTTTCTTTGACCAGATGCGAAAGGCACTGGAAAACTGAAAATAACCGCTTATAAACCAAAGGAGGACACTATGAACCCTTATTACGGTGCATATCCTCCGCAGGGCCTTCCTCAAGGAGTGAACGGTCTGGGAGGATGGCAAAACAGTCAGCCCATGGGGTACCCCGGGCTGGGAAATCAAAATGGATACCAGCAGGCTTCTGTCCCGGCACTGCCCGGTCGGGTCATCCGTGATATTGCGGAAGTCCGTCCCAACGAGGTGCCGAACAACGGAAGCCCGGCCATCTTTCTGAAGGATGACATGAGCTGTATCTATGTGAAATACCTCTCGAACGTAGGAAAAATCGAAACGATGGTCTTTGCCCCGACGACGCCGGAAACCGAAGCCGCTCCTGCAAACGCGGAGCTGGAGGATATTCGGCAGAAGCTGGACGAGCTCCTCAAACGGACGCCAAAACGCACAAAACCTTATCACAAGCCGTACCGAGGAGATAAGAAGGGAGAAGACCATGAACCAGAACCGAAATAATCCCATTGCCGGAATGCTGGGCCAGCTGCTCCGGCAGAACCCTCAGATGCAGTCGAACCCGCTGGCTCAGAACATGATCTCCGTCATTCAAAATGGAGACGATGCGAAGGGCGAACAGATCGCACGGAACCTCTGCGAGAGCTATGGCGTGACCCCGGAAGAGGCCTACGCAAGGGCGATGCAGTTTTTCCAGAGACGTTGAACTGAAAAGGACGTTAAACATATCTCTTTGATGTGAATTGGGCTTTTGCTCAGGATACGCGCGGCCTGAAAGAAGGCCCAGTGAACATATCCGAACATCCATTCACTGATATTTCCGAAGGAGGAAATGATATGTTTAACACTGGTATGAACATTCCGAGTCTTGCTGACATCGCTGCTGTGACAGGGAACCGGAACGGAAATGGCTGGGGCGACTGCGGAGGCGCATGGTGGATCATCGTCATCCTCTTTGCACTGTGGGGTGGCTTTGGCTGCGATGGTAACGGCTATGGCGGTTTCGGCGGCCGGGGCAATGGTACCCGTACTGCCAGCCAGGCAGATGTCCAGCGTGGTTTCGACAACCAGGGCGTGATGAACAAGCTGAATGGCCTCGAGAATGGCCTGTGCGACGGTTTCTACGCCGTGAACACCAGCCTGCTGAACGGCTTCAACAACACCAACACCGCGATGCTTCAGGGCTTTAACGGCGTGAACACCGCCCTCATGCAGGGCAATTTCGGTATTCAGCAGGCCATCAACGCCGACACCGTGGCCAACATGCAGAACACCAACGCTCTGCAGGCCCAGCTGTCGAATTGCTGCTGCGAGAACCGTCAGGGTCAGGCACAGATCCAGTACGATATGGCCACCAACACCTGTGCCATCACGACCGCCATCGCCAACCAGACCCAGCAGATCATGCAGAACGACAACGCCAACTACCGGGCCCTGCATGACGAGATGGTGGCAAACCGGATGGCAGACAAGGACGAGACTATCGCCCAGCTCCGTACTCAGCTCAGCCAGATGTCCCTGGCGGCCAGCCAGCAGGCACAGAACAACTATCTGGTGAGCCAGCTCCGGCCCGCACCCAACCCGGCATACATCGTGCAGAACCCCAATGCTGCTGTTGGCTGCAATGGCCTGATCGGCTGCTGCAACATGGCAAGCTAAATTCAAAATGGAGGGCGCTGGGCAAGGAGCCTGGCGCTCTTTCTTTTTGATATTCAGAAGGAGGAACGAACATGATCGAGATTTCCAATTCGACCGCCCAGACTCTGACCCCGGGGCAGGCTATTGCGTTTGACGTGACCAACCTGAAGACGCGCTGCACTGCTGAGTGCCACAAGACCGGCATGACGGATGTGCGGCTGCGGCTGAACGGGATCTATGAGATCGTCTTTTCGGGCAACATTGGTGGCGTGGCAGCAGGTGCCGTGCAGCTTAGCATTTCCGCAGGGAATGCAGTGCTCCCGGGCTCTACCATGATCTCCACCACCGCTGCGGCCGGTGACCTGAACAACGTGGCCAAGACCATGCTGGTAGGCAACGGCTGCGGAATGTATGATATTATCCGTATCGTGAACACCGGCACTGCCAACCTGACCGTGGGGCCTGGTGCAAATCTTGTGGTCAGACGAATCGCATAAGGAGGGCTGAAACATGGAGGATCGTTGCATGATGAGCTTGCGCTCGATGATGGACACTCTGGTGGATGCCCAGAAAGTCGAGCTGGCGAAGGGCGTGGACTCTGCAGACACTGAAGAGTCCGGGAAAGTGATCGACATGATCAAAGACCTGGCTCAGGCCCAGAAGTATTGCTGGGAAGCCTGCTACTACAAGACCCTGATCAAGGCCATGGAGGATGCGGACTACCAGCGGATGGGGTACACCCAGACGCCCAAACAGCAGGCCTTTATGAAGGACTGGCTGCGGGACCCGGAGGAGTTCGAGAACCGGATGCAGGACAAGGACCACGGCGAATGGCCTTTGAGCCGCAGAGGGGAGTTCCGGCATGAGGAAGGCCAGTACGGTCGGCCTTACGGGGAGTATCTGGAAGCTCGGAAGCACTACACGGAAAGCCACTCTGCCATGGACAAGGCGGATATGGACAAGTACGCTGGGGAGCATCTGATGAGCGCCATGACCGCTATCCGTACCATCTACGGCGATGCCGACCCTGAGCTGCGGAAGAAGATCAAGGCGGACTTCTCCAAGCTCGTGGCTGACATGCCGACGTAATTTCAAAATGGCTCGATTTATGATGAACGGGATATTCTGGCGAGTGCTGTACACAGACCAGGATGATCCTGTACTCATAGACCGCACCGGCAGAAGGACTCTTGCCGTGACAGATCCCAGAACGCATTGCATCTGGCTTGCTAAGGGACTACACGGCAGGAGTCTGGAGCGGGTGCTGTTGCACGAGCTGGGACATGCTACCCTGGTAAGCTACGGGATGCTGCCAGAGCTGCACCGCATGGTGAGACCAGCCTATTGGACTGAAGCTGAAGAGTGGATCTGCAACCTGCTAGCAGACTATGGCGCAATGATATTTTGGAAAGCGTCTGACCAACTCGGCTATGATATTTTGGAATGGCAACCGCCCTATGCAAGGGATGGCATAGCATGAAAAAAGGCCCTGGAGATACACTGCGCTGGTTGCGGCGCGGAATTTTCAGGGCCTTTTATTTTTTTTTTTTTTTTGCGTGGGGAGATGTGGATGACGGCGGAAGGGTGCTGGTTATTCGTAGAGTAATCCTATATTTTGGGGAGAAAATGACGATGATACGATGGGGTAAAAGACTGCTGGAAGAATTTACACACAGCGCTGTATCAAATAATTTTTGATGATACGCTGGTTCTGAATGTGGTTAGATGCGGTTCGAAGTGCTTAGATGTACACAACTCGTATATTATTCCTGCATTATTCCTGCACCAAAAACCTACATGATGAATTTCTCGTACTCCCACATTCGGATTCATTTGATTACTTGATCTTCTCGATTTCAGTTCGAAGCCAGTCCATATCGGGCTTGATGTAGTATTTCTCTGTGATGTCATCAATGTAATGGCCAAGTATTTTTTTCAAGGCATACTGATCGACCTCAGACTTCTTGGCCATGGTTGCGAACTGGACACGGCCATCATGTGGGCGATGATTTTTATTTAACCCAAGAGCGTCGCGGGCTTCATTGAATCGAGCATAATAGCGGTCGTAGGTATAAGGCTTCCCGGGCTGGGTGTCGGACGGAAACATATATTTGCATCCGGACGAAACTGCTTCATTATAGTATCGCTCTACGAAATGAAAAATTTTCGAGTGGATCGGAACGACTCGGTTTTTACCGGAAATCGTTTTGGAGCCTCCATGAAATGTTTTATTATCCAGGTCGATGTCCGTAACTCGCATACTTAGCAGTTCATTAGGCCGCCATCCGGAGTAGAACTGTATCAGCGTGATGTCTAGATATGGATATTTCTCCAACGACTTCCAAATGAGAGCGACCTCTGCATCTGTATAAGGGATGTGACTTTTATCAACACGAGAGGTCTCTTCCTGGTCGATTCTGGAAAGCGAGAATGCTCGGGCATAGTTCTGATTGACCAGCTCATTTTGAACTGCGTAGTCATACATGAGATTGAGCAGACTCTTTATCCGGCCTTTCGCAGAGCGGGGAAGTTCGATTTCATCTCCGCTCTTGTATGTTGTGGCTTCATCAATGGCAAGCTTTAACTGAGGCACCCGCATCTGCTGAAGTTTTAGGTTGTGGATCTTGCGAAGGTACCTCCAGCAGCATTCGGTTTTCTCAACCATCTTATCGCCGACATGAGTTTTATAGTCGGCAAGCCACATCTGATAAAGCTTATCCATTGTGATGTCGCTGTCAAGACTATATGGATTTTTGTTGTATTCCACAAGCGCAAGATAGGCTTCATTGTAGGTTTCAAAATAAGACTGCGGCTGAAGCGGCTTGCAGATAGGACGGCCCTCCGAAGTCTTGTCTACGGTGACAAGGACTCTGAAGGGCTTTCTTAGATTACGCCCCTTTATCTCAGAAATCTGTCCAAATCCATTGGGCAGTCTACGGCGTTTATTTGCTTTTCTAGGATAGACCCGCGCATCTTTTTTCAAGGGGAACCCACAGTGTGGACAGACGAGCGCTTTGCTTGATATTTGCAATTCACACTCTGGACAGGTGGTCAACATAAGAAAAATACCTCCTTTTTGGCTCTGAATTCTATTCTAGATTAAACGATTCTATGTCATTTGTCAACTCTCCTATGTGAAGAAAAATAAAAACAGTACGCACTGCCCCGTTCTTTCCCTAAAATATGCTAATAGGACGTGATACGCTGTCCTTAGATATTTTTTGAAGGGAGAACACAGTATGAATGAATTGATATTTCCGACCGGGTCAGTGCCTGTCTCCATCGCTGCCAGGGTATACGGAAGGGACCCCTCATGGGTGAGGGCGGGGATCATTGCGGGGTGGCTGCCCATTGGAAAAGCTACCCGAAACGGAAAACTTGTGACCGATGTGAAAGAGATGAACGCTAAACTTGGGCGTATCAACTTTTATATTTCGCCCAAGGCACTCTATGAGCAAACTGGATTTTTGTGGAGGGGTAAGCATGGCACACGTTGAACTTTCTGAGCGGAATCCCTACTATATCTCAAAGCATCGCTACTACGAGCTCAAGCACTTCTGCCTCCAATATCCCGAGTGGGAAGAAGCAATGGCACTCCTGAACGGATGGAAGTCGAGGCCGGAAGAACTGCAGACCGTCACGATGAGAGGAAGCCGCGTCTCGAATCCGACGGAGCAGGTGGGCATTGCGCGGGCCTTCTTTGCGAAGCGTATTGACCTCGTGAAGCACTGTCTCGATGAGGTAGAGCCGGCCGTAGCGCCCTTCGTTCTAAAAGGGGCTACAGAATGCGTACCTTATGATATTCTGCGCATTCAGGGCTGCCCCTGCTGCCGCGAAAGCTACTACGAGCAGTATCGGAAGTTCTTCTGGGTATTGAGTATCGAACGCGGGTAACGCGAAAATTTCAGGCTCCTTTATGGAGGTGATTTACATGAGTAATGATATGGATCGTGCATGGCAAGCAATGATAGAGGCTGCTTTGGAAGTGCAAAATGCTGTTATGAAATACTTAATGCGAAGGGCAGCAGCAGAGGCAGTCAAAATTCCTGAAGAATGCTACGACGAACAGATAACAAAGAAAGCTCATGATGTGACTGATAATTAAATTGAAAGAGCCGTGGAGAAATCTGCGGCTCTTTCTTTTTTTTGTGCAGGCGCGAAAAAATCATGATATATTATGGAGAAGATAGCTCAGCATGGTAGAGCGCCGCTTAACTGCGGAGGTCATGGGTCCAAATCCCATTCTTTTCTTTTTTTTTCTATTCTAAGTTAGACGCGAAAAACTCTGCTTCTTTTATGGAAGAAGATGTCTTCCGAAGAACGAAAGGAGATTTTACGATGCATTACAAGAGAGTAAAGACTACTTACGACAGAGGTTATGTGAACGCAATGGACAAGATCCGTGTGTTTATCGAGAGCAACCAGAAAGTTATGTACATTGGTACAGGCGAGTATGCGAATGCCTCGACAGCACAGGCATCTTACACGAACGCGATAAACCTGATCCGAGCCGGTGGCCTGGTGCGAGCGGCTTGTAACAGAGGAGAATTATTTCTGATTCGCAACGACATCTGAGCCGACGAGAGCTGTAGATTTCTCTACAGCTCTTTATTTTTCATCACGCACTGGACCGCCCGCAATGTTATTTTGATAAAGGAGAAACGTATGGACACCTATTTCGTCTATCTTATTTTCGCAATGGTAATCGGCTTTGCACTCGGCATGATGTTCTGCCGTCACGTAGGAGATGTCAATCATTCGGTCGGGGAGCTTATCATCGGTGAACCGGATGATCCCGACTGGCCGTATCTCTCGCTGAGTCTCGACGAGGAGGTGACAGATTTCGAGGGCGAGGAGTACGTTGTTCTGCGGGTAAATAAACTTGATCTCGCGCGAAAAAATCAGGGTGCTTAATGGAGGAAACTCCGAATTTACTTTGTAAAGGAGAATCAAAATGGAAAACTACGAAAACAAAGAATTGCTGAAAGACGCGGCGAAAAAATCGCTGGAAAGTCTCAAAGACATGAAGCCGGGTACGGACGAGTACGACAAAGCAGCAAACATGGCATTGAAGCTGTACGACATGCAGCTCAAGGATGAGGCGCAGGAAACCGAAAAGCAGCTGAAAGAGGACGAGGTCGTGCGAAAGGAACACGAAATCGAACTCGATCAGGCGAAAACGGCGAAATCGCGCAAGCTTGAGTGGGCAAAGATCGGCATGAAAGCTGTGGGCGGCGTGTTTACGGTTGGCTTGACTGTATACTGGTCGATCTGCGAGGCTGGCGGTGTGACGCAGCTGTCGAGAGCAATCGGCGAAGGAGTCCGTGAGATGAGAAAAGGCTTTATAGAAAAAGAGTAAAGGAGGAACCGAGGAGGGTCTGTGATGAAAATTGCAGACTCTCTTTATTTTTTTATGAGGTATCACAACGATGTTCCAAAGGAATGGACGAACTACTACGGAAGTGTATACCGATGCAACCATCCGGTCTATCGTGTGAGCACTTTATATTTTGAGCATGGGAAGGGGCTCTGCGTCATCCAGCAACGGTTTAATGAAAAAAGTAAAACTACATATTGGGGGCCGATAGACCCGTGGCTAGCAGATAAGATATACCTCCATGAAGGATTCAAGGAGTATTTTGACCACCATGCCAAGAGAAGAAATCAAAATGGAGAGTATCCGACGGTCACGGTCAGGCAGATCATGTGGGCGCTGCGGATGAAACCGCTCAAGAAAGAGCGATGGGAGACCGTGTTCGACAGAAGCTTAATTTGAGAAAGGACGATTTGTATGTGCAAATATTGTGATGCAGGGGCTATGCTCAGAAGCAGCAACGTAGAGCTTCCCGGAGGACAGAAAGCTGCGATGGCACTTTTTATAACCTGGAGGAAAGAGGGGACTCCTATTATTCGGGCTAAAATCAACTATGGCACCAAGGATAAAAATTTTAGGGGTTATGTTGCCAGCCGTATTCCTGCTTGCACCGTGGAGATTAAATACTGTCCGTTCTGCGGAAAAAAGTTATTGAAAGACTCTATTTTTCCGCAAATGGCAGAAGAAAGTGCAATAGAAATCGCAAAAGATCCCGAGCACGGCCCGGCAATCTTATACTGGTTCAAATCGGAATCCGGCTATTGGGCTGTAGACAATAGAGACCATAGTGCATTTCCGACGTGCTTTTTGTCAAAAGAAGATTGCCTCGCATATCTCGCTGCGAACGCCTGACGCGAAAAAAATCTCCTTGCATTATGGGATAAAGCCCGAAACAAAGGAGAACGTATGATGAACGAATCTATTGGTAAGAAAATTTGAAACTATATGATTTCAGTCGGGCAGATCATTACGACATTCCTGATCGGGTGCGCTGTTGCACTCGTGATGTGGCTGTTCGTACAGATTTTCCGGCCGTCGAAAGACTGATATTTTACGATAGACCGGTAAACGACAAGAAACTGGCTTTATCTGAAGAGAACTTATGGAAACATGGGCTCTTTCTTTTATATTTTTGGAGGTGCTTTATGAAATATTTTACGAACAACGAGATGAAGGAAATTGCTGTCAAATTTATGAAAGAGCGTGTGTTGTATTATAAGTGGAACATCATGCTCTCTCTGCATGAAAAGTTTAACAGCAAGAGCAAAAAGCCCTACGAGCCGTTCGAGAAATGCTTGTCGGATTGGCTTTGTGCACGAGAGGACTTTATGAAAGCAATTAACCATCAGTAAGTGTCACAGTAGTTTCAACGCGAAAAAATCTGCTTGCTTTATGGAAGTAGAGGGCAGATTGGAGGATGATACTATGAAAGCCAGATATGTCATTGGAAAGAAACTTTTAGGGACTGTACCTTATATGAAAGTTTGCAATGCTGCAATTTGCTTGGTGGCAACAACCATGGAAGCATATGTGACATATATCAAGCTACAAAAGGCAAGAAAATGTATGGATTCTGACAAGACAAAGGGTGATACGTGAATTAAAAACATGCCCTCTATTTTTTATAAGTTGAGATGAATCTGGAAGATCATGCCCTCTTATCTTTTGCCTGACGCGAAAAATTCATGTTCCTTTATGGAAGAGATAGCTCAAATGGTAGAGCGCCACTTAATTGTGGAGGTGTGGATTCAATCTCCACTCTCTATTTTTTTTTAGGGAGGTTGAACACTATGGAGGATATTATGCACATCCAATCTGCCTTTCTGCGCAGTGTTATTGCGCAGGCGATTAGCAAGACTGCTCGGAAGCAGGGATACAAGAGCACGGAAGTGAAGCTCAATGATATTTTTGCCAGGTACAGCGAGACGGAAAAGAAGGTCCATCTGCATTTGGACATCGACGCTGAGCTAAGCAAGGAAGACCTGATGGCTCTTCTGAAGCAGGCTGGTGTGCTGTGACGCGAAATTTTCATGGTGCTTTATGAGATGGTTAGTCTCAGAATTATATTTTGGAGGTTGAACAATTATGAAGAAAGCATTGAAAATTAGTATTATGGGAATAATTGGATTTATGCTGTTTGTATATGGAGGACTGAACGGATACTGCATGGCATGGAGTAGACTCTATGATAGAGGAAACTACATTGGTGCAAACGGACTTTCTTATATTGCAAGGCATACTTTCAAACCCGTATTTGCTAAGTACGTGGACGTCTTCATGGCAAGTTATACCAAATGGAAGAACTGACCATGAGAGCTTACGAGAAATCGTAGGCTCTTTTATTTTTCAAAATGGAGGTTAAACAATGAAACTGACGAAAACATGTGCTAAATTCCTGCGCAAGCACGGCGGAACCATTCTGGCGGTGGCGGCATCCGTAGGTGTTGTGGCGACGGCCATTGAAACCGGACGGGCAACCACGAAGGCACAGCATCTGCTCGAAGTGGACGAAGCCTTGCGAAAATACAACGAAGATGAGCAGGGTATTGTAGAAGAGCCATTGACGAAGATGGGAATCGTCAAAACATGCTGGAAGGCGTATGTGCCGGCTGTTATCCTTGGCGGCGGCACCATCGCCTGCATCCTTGGTTCCAATGCACTGAACAAAAAGCAGATCGCAAGCCTGACCGCGGCTTACATGGCGCTGGGCAAGACCTATCAGGAGTACCGCAGGCAGGTGGCGGAGCGCATTGGCTCTGAAGCTGAGGCTGATATTTTGGAGAAATCCAAAGTTGAAGAACCTGCCGAAGAAGATAAACAGCTGCTCTGCTACGAGCCTTTCTCGAACAGATATTTCCATGCCACCGAAGCGGAGCTGTACGATGCATTCTATCAGATGAACCGTGACTTCAGCTTAAACGGCGAAGTGTCTATCAACAATCTGTACAGCTATCTCGGTCTGGATTATCTCCCGGAGAAGGACGATGTGGGCTGGTGCTCGGATTATGTGATCAATGAATGGGAGTATTTTTGGATCGACTTTGTTGCCAATAAGCAGACGACGGACGATGGGCTGGAGGTTTATCAGGTATATGCATTCCAGCCCCCGATCCCTGACTACCTGGATTATGAACCTGACAAAGAGAGGTAACGATAATGAAAAACATCAACTGGTGGAAAGTGGCAAGCATCGCACTGCTGGCAGGAAGCGCACTGCTGGGCTTCGGGCATGACCTGATCGAGGATCAGAAGAGCGAGGACGAACTGCGCGACATAGTGGAGGAAGAAGTCCGTCGTCAGCTGGCTGAAAAGAACAGCACGAACTGACACGAAAAAATTCAGTCTGCTTTATGGAAGAGAAATCCAAACTGACAAACAAAGGAGATTGATATTTATGTACAACCATGATTATTATGCAACTCTGGATCAGGCAATGGTGAAGCAGCTGAAGTACACTGCACTGAACATCCTGCGGACGCTGATCGCGATCGCACTATATCTGTTCTTGCAGCCGGTTCGGCTATGCGAATACATTGAAGACTGTTTCCGGATGGAGCGTGACAGTCAGAAGGAAACAGAGATTCGCTTCGAGAATTTGAAGCAGAATGGACACATCTGAAAAAGGCGGGAGCTGTAGAGAAATCTACGGCTCTTTCTTTTTATAAATTCATTGATATTTTTGGAGGTACGAGCATGAACTTGAAAGCACTGACCAAAACGGCGAGGAGGACCCTCAGCCGGAACAGCTCGAAGATCTTACTGGGCTTAGGCATCGCAGGCGCGTTTACGGCGGTCGGCTTTGCCATTTCCGCTACGCCCAAGGCCATGATCCTGCTGGAGGAAAAGAAACAGGAGCTGGGGGTCGAGAAGCTGGACGCCAAGACCATCATCAAGACGGCAGCGCCGGTGTACATCCCCACAGCCATCTCTATGGGCATCTCGACCGGCTGCATCATCGCAGCGAGCAGCGTCAACGACCGGAGAAACGCTGCACTGGCGGCAGCTTACACCATGTCGGAGACGGCTTTGAGGAGCTTTCAGGACAAGGTCGTTGAGACGGTTGGGCCGGAGAAGGCGAAAGAGATCAAGGAAGCTGTCGCGCTGGACAAGATGGCGAAATGCCCGGAGCCGAAGAATCCTCCTGTGGCAACGCCCCAGAAGCCCGGCATCGGCAACGACTTTTACAACGACCCGGTCAAATGCTGGGAGAGCCTTTCCGGGACATACTTTTTCACGTCCAGAAACATGCTGGAAAAAGCCATCAACGGAGTGAATAAGCAGCTGCTCAGCGATTTCCGGGTCACGGAAAACGACCTGTTCGACTATCTGGGCATCGACCACAACCGGAACGGCGACCTTCTGGGCTGGGACACGGAAACGACTCTGGAAATCAGCACATTCTATACATCGAAACTGGATGAGGATGGAACGCCCTGTCTTGTGCTGGATTACAGCACTCCTCCCAAGTGGCTGGGGTATTGATATTTTGAGGCCCCGGCGCGAAAAATTCAGCTTGCTTTATGGAGGTAATACTCCGACATTATAAACTTATTTATAAGAAAGAGGTAACAAAATGAGCAACATGACTATGGAGAACGAGACTTCTATGATGGAGAACGCTCCTGTTGAGAACTTGGTTCCCGTTGAGGCGGAGAACTATACTTCGGACTGCGGCTGTGAGAGCAATGCAAACCTCGATCTTGGCAAGATCGTCAAGATCGGCGTTGGTGCTGCGCTGCTCATCGGCGCTGGTGTGAAGTATGGCATCCCTGCCGCAAAGAAGGGTTTCAAGCACATCAAGGAGAAGATGGCCAGCAAGAAGGCGAAGAAGGACGAGGTCATCGACGTGGAGTCGAAGGATGTTACTTCTGACGAGGAAACTTGTGAAGAAGAGAACTAATGTCAGATAAGGCGAGAGCTGTAGAGAAATCTGCAGCTCTTACTTTTTATTTTGAAAAGGAGAAGCATAATGGCACAGGTGGATATGCCCAAGAATGATTTCAATACGGCCCAGGGCGAACCCAAGAAGAAGTTCGACAAGGTCGTAAGGGGAAAGGTCACGCTCAAGGAGCAGAACGACATCCAGAAGATCGCCAATGATTTTCTGGCAGAGGACCTCAAGACCGTTAAAGACCGCATAATCGCGGAGTATCTCATCCCGATGCTGAAGAACGGGCTTTGCAGCATCTTTAATTCCGCCATCAACATCGCTCTCTGGGGCGATGACCGCAGCCGCAGCTCGTCTACGAATTACAGCAGCTCCAGCAGGCAGCGCAACAGCTACGACCATTACTATCAGGACGGGCAAAGCAGCCGCCCGGGAACGTCTGGACGCCCGGCAAGAACGCTTCAGAACCTCGATTTTGAAGGACGGTATGATGCGGACAAGACTCTGGACGAGATGTACGATGCCCTGCGCAAGTACAAGCAGGTGTCTGTAGGCGACCTGTGGGACATGATGGGTGTCTCGAACGAGTCCACCGACTACAATTATGGCTGGTACAACCTTGAGGGGGCGTACATTAAGGGTATTCCTGGCGGGTACCGCCTTGTTCTGCCCCGTCCGATCCCTCTCCGCTGAGATAGAAAGGAATGATATTTTATGAAGATTCTTAACAGCATCAAGAAAGATGAGATCATCAACGCTGTGACTCGCACGGCGTCCAAGTACGGCTACCGGCTCAAGAAGGCCAGTCCGACCATTATGATCGTCGGTGCGGCGGTCTGCGGTGTTACAGCTACTATCATGGCCTGCAAGGCGACCATAAAGGCGCAGGATATTCTGGAGGAGCATAAGGCCGACGTCGCGACGATCCACAAGGCAAAGGAGCAGATCGAGAACGGTCAGATCATCCTGAATAAGGATGAGGCATATACCGAAGAGGACGTCAAGAAAGATATTACGGCCGTCTATATCCAGACCGGCGTGAAGCTCGCCAAGGCATATGCTCCCGCTGTGAGTCTCGGTATGGTAGCCCTTGGCTGCATGTTCGGCAGCCATCATATTATGAGCAAGCGGAATGCCACGCTCACGGCTGCCTATATCGCACTTGACAAGACCTTCAACGAGTATAAGTCCCGCGTCACGGAGCGCTTCGGCGACCGTATCCAGCACGAGCTTGAGCACAATATCAGGGCAGTTGAAGTCGAGTCCACGGCGAAGAAGGATGATGGCACCGAGGAGGTCATCAAAGAGTACAAAGACATTGCCTCCAAGCATGAGAGCCCTTACAGTCTCCTGTTCGACGAGAGCGTCGATACATGGCAGCCCGATGCAGACCTGAACCGAAACTACCTGCTCATGGTCGAGAGCGCTGCCAACAAGCGGCTCAAGACGCAGGGGCATCTTTTCCTGAACGAAGTGCTTTCCATGATCGGCACCTATGGCGGCGTCACTATGCGGAGACCCGAAGGTCAGCTCGTGGGTTGGCTTTACGACCCGAACGACCCGACAAAGCAGAACTGCGTTGACTTTCATGTCACCAACTATGCTCCCGGAAAAGAACAGCTCAACAACTTCATCGATGGCTGGGAGCGTTCTGTCATGATCGTGTTCAACTGCGACGGCGTCATCATCGACAAGATCTGAGATTGATATTTCGGAGGGATAGCTATGACCAGAATTGTAAAGAGACTCTCTTATGTGTTCGCAGTCATGGCCGGAGTATGCTTTGCTTCCGGTCTGGCTGTTCTCGCGGAGTGAAAGGGACGTTGCTATGGACAGTTTGGAAAACGTATTCCTGTTTCTGGACTATCTGACCGACACGAAACGTAAGCGGCATGTCGTGGGAGGCGTTCTTATGAGCGTCTCCCTTTTCTTTGGCGGACTGGCGTTTACCTTTATGAGCATAAAAGGAGAAGACAATGAACAGAACGATTCGTGATATTTTGTTCTTCGGAGCGGGCGTCAGCACCGGCGTGTGCATCATGCATACCCTGTTCCAGAAGAAGTATCGGGATTACTATGACGAGCGGTATGAGACTGATCGCCGCCATCTCCAGGAGAGGGAAGCCGATATGGAAAAGGAAATCGAAGAGAAAGCCACCCAGAAGAGTTTCGAGCAGCTGACCGGGAAGTATCGGACGGAGTCTGACCCGGAGGTGAACGCAGACCACGAGCCGATCGAGATCATCCAGCCGGACGATTTCGGCGGGGATGATGAGTACGAGACCTGTTTTCTCTCGTACTACAGCGACGGAAAGCTTGTCATCGACGGCGAGGACACTCCCCTTGACGAGGGCTCTGTCGCGGATATGATCGGCACGGAGGCGCTGAAGAACTTCGGAGTGTATATGCCGAGCACGGTCCATGTCCGGAACCACAAGTATATGAAGGACTATGAGATCCTTCAGGTCCGGCAGAACTTCTGCGACGTATATCAGAATGAGGAGGACGAATGATATTTTCGAGTCTGGCAGAGCAGTATTATGACTGGCTCTACAAAAGTGTGTGCGGTGAATGGGAGCCCCGGAACCTCTCATTTCACCGGCTCCTGATGTTTCTTTATAACAGAAACTATGTTCCGGCCTGTGAGATGGATATTTCCAGAGCAGCAGACGGCACGAATCTCCGGTATCGTTTCGCTACGGAGAATGATATTTCTTACGCAAGGATCGATTCGGCGTTTACGGGCATCCCGTGCAGTATGCTCGAGATGATGGTTGGGCTTTCCGTCCGGATCGAGGAGCATATCCTGGAGGACTCTTCGGCCGGAAAGAGAACAGGGCAGTGGTTCTGGAACATGGTCGTCAGCCTCGGTCTGGCTGCTATGGATGACCAGCGCTTCGACGAAGAGCGGGCAGAATCCGTCATTGAGCGATTCAGCAGAAGAGACTATAAGCCGAATGGCGCCGGCGGGCTCTTCACGCTTTCCAGGCCTACCGAAGACATGCGTACCATTGATATTTGGTACCAGCTCATGGGCTGGCTGGCGGAAAATGAAGCCTGATATTTACGTGTCGAAAATCTGCATCACGATGGAAGGAGTTATTGATGAATTCGTCGATGATGAAAGAGTTTTGATGCGGATCACATCGTGCCGAAACACGGAACACATTGGCCGGCTGATATTTACCGACCTGAATTACTGGAGGAAAATAGACAATGGAAATGATGAATGTCATGTACGAACTGGCGACCACCAAGTCGGCTCTTGAGATGGCGGAGACGACCATCCGGAAGCAGCGCGGCAAGCTGCTGTGGAAGAACTTCCTCATCGCGGGATTTTTGTGGTTCAGCCTGACGTCCTGCAAGATGCTGAACGAGCTTGATGAGAAGCTCAGGGACGCGGAGGCTCACGCGCGCGACACGGAAGCGGAGCTTGCTATGATGCACCACAACTATGACCAGCACGACGAGGAAGAGAAGGACTCTTCGACTGTGTCCGAAAAAGATATTTGCTGTGACGGCTGCGCCACGATCACGAAAAAAGACGTATAAACATCGCAGAAAGGAGGAAATCAAGTCATTATGATAGATTTCCTTATGATCGCAACGCGGACCGGAAAGCGCGGTGTGATCGAGATATATCCGAAATTCATCATCAAACGGTCGAAAGACCTTATGATCCGAGGCTCGGATTTCTATGCGATCTGGTTGGAAGAACGTGGATTGTGGAGCACGGACGAGCAGGATGCACTGCAACTCATCGACCGGGAACTTGATATTTATGCAAATGAGCACAAAGAGCTGTTTGACGGCGGCTCCAGAGTGCTTCATATGTGGGATGCCGAGTCCGGAATGATCGACAACTGGCACAAATATTGCCAGAGGCAAATGCGGGACAATTATCATACGCTCGACGAGACATTGATATTTGCAAATACCCCTGTCAAAAAAGAGAGCTATGCATCCAAACGGTTGCCGTATCCGCTGGAAGCAGGAAGTATCAGTGCCTATGACGAACTCATGGGTACTTTATATTCTCCCGGAGAACGTGAAAAGATAGAATGGGCCATTGGCGCAATCGTCGATGGCGATTCGAAGAAAATTCAAAAGTTCCTCGTGCTCTATGGACCGCCCGGAAGCGGTAAATCCACTATTCTGAACATCGTGCAGAAACTTTTCGAAGGATATTGGTCGGTTTTCGACTCTAAAGTGCTCGGTTCATCTTCGAACGCTTTTGCTTTGGAGGCATTCAAGACGAACCCGCTCGTTGCAATCCAGCACGACGGCGATTTGTCGAGAATAGAGGACAATACGAGACTGAACTCGCTGGTCTCTCATGAGACGATGCTGGTGAACGAAAAGTTCAGGAGCCAGTATGCGAGTCAGTTCAAGTGCTTTATGTTCCTTGGCACAAACAAGCCTGTCCGGATCACAGATGCCAAGTCGGGCCTGATCCGTAGACTTATCGATGTCGAACCGAGCGGTGAAAAGATTCCGGCCAAAAAGTATCGGGACCTTGTCGCCAAAGTTGATTTCGAGCTTGGCGGAATCGCCTGGCACTGCAAGGAGGTCTACGAGAAAAACAAGCACCTCTACGACGAGTATGTTCCGACAAGGATGCTCGGAGCATCGAATGATTTCTACAACTTCATGTTGGATTCCTACTATGAGTTCAAGAGATCGGATGGCGTATCACTCAAGCGGGCCTGGGCAATGTACAACACTTACAATGAGGAGGCAAAGGTATCGTATCCTTACTCCCGGCGCGCTTTCCGTGAGGAGCTGATGAACTACTTTACGGATTACAAAGAGCGTTCTGAAGATATGAACGGGGAGAGAGTACGCAGTTACTACAGCGGATTCAGAGTCGATAAGTTTAAGGAGTTTCTTGAGCAGCCGAAGGAGGAACGGCCGCCAGAAGAAGCTCATATTTCGTGGATTGAGTTCAAAGAGCAGCATTCTCTCTTCAATGATATTTGCAAGGACTGTCCGGCACAGTATGCGACTGAAGAAGGCACTCCTATGCAAAAATGGGAGGATGTTAGAAGTAAGTTGTCAGAGCTGGACACTTTGAGGCTCCATTATGTGAAAGTTCCAGAGAATCATATTGTCATCGACTTTGATATTAAAGGCCCTGATGGCAAGAAAAACTTCGAATTGAATTTGGAGGCTGCATCGAAGTGGCCGAAAACGTATGCGGAACTCAGTAAATCTGGTGCTGGTATTCATTTGCATTATATTTACAGCGGGGACGCATCGAAGCTCAGCAGAGTCTACGATGAAAATATCGAGATAAAGGTGTTCACTGGAAATTCTTCTCTCAGAAGAAAGTTATCGAAGTGCAATGATATTTCCGTGGCTTCCATCAGTAGTGGCTTACCATTGAAGGGAGAAAAAATGGTTAACACGAAGCAGATCCAGAATGAGAAGCATCTTCGCATTCTGATTAAGAAAGCACTGGCCAAAGAGATCAGTCCCTACACAAAACCGAGTGTAGACTTCATCGCTCACATTATGGATGAGGCGTATGAGGGGAATATCCCTTATGATGTTGATGATATGCGCAATTCGATTCTGGCTTTCGCTGCAAACAGCACGAATCAGGCTGAAGCATGTTTGAAAGCGGTATCGAAAATGCATTTCAAATCGAAAGAGGAGGTGAAAGACTCTAAAGCTAGCGAGAGTGAGACCCCGATCGTCTTCTTCGACTGCGAGGTGTTCCCGAACCTCTTTCTTGTGAACTGGAAATTTGCCAAAAATGACCTCATTCACAGGATGATCAATCCCAGCCCGGAAGAAATCGAAGCCCTTACGAAATATCGGCTTATTGGTTTCAACAACCGGAAGTATGACAACCACATTCTCTGGGGACGGATGATCGGCATGTCGATTGCGCAGCTCTATGCGCTTTCGAACCGCATCATCAACGAACATACCGGTTTCTTCGGTGAGGCGTATAATCTGTCCTACACGGATATTTACGACTTCTCTGCCAAAAAGCAGAGTCTGAAGAAGTTCGAGATCGAACTGGGCATCCATCATCAGGAGCTCGGATTACCGTGGGACCAGCCCGTGCCGAAAAGCCTTTGGGACAAGGTCGCGGAATACTGCGACAATGACGTTCTGGCAACAGAAGCCGTGTTCAACGCACGTCATGCAGACTTTGTAGCCCGGGAGATCCTGGCAGATATTGCCGGACTGACGGTCAACGACACGACCAACACATTGACCACGCGCATCATCTTTGGCAAGGAAAGGCACCCGAAGTTGGTTTACACCGACCTTGCGACCGGAGAACAGGACGCTTTGACCGAGGTCGAGCCTGATATTTTGGTGTCCAAAAACATCATCAATGCCTTCCCGGGTTACGAGTGGACCAAAGGCGACGATGGCCGGATGCACAACATGTTCCGTGGAACAGACCTTGGTTTGGGCGGCTATGTCTATGCCGAACCCGGCATGTACTGGAATGTCGCGCTGCTGGATGTGGCATCGCTGCACCCGCACTCGGCGGTCGCCATGAACTATTTTGGTGAGTACACCAAAAACTTCAATGACCTTATGGATGTACGTATCTATGTCAAACATAAGGAGTACGACAAGGCCAAGAAGCTCTTTGGCGGGAAGCTGGCCAAGTATCTGGATGACCCTGCGCAGGCGAAAGCTTTGGCACAGGCACTGAAGATCGCCATCAACTCGGTGTACGGATTGACCAGTGCGACCTTCGATAATCCGTTCCGCAACCCCAAGAACGCCAACAACATTGTGGCGCTTCGAGGGGCTTTATTTATGCGCACTTTGCAGGATGAGGTACAGCAGCGTGGTTTCACGGTTGCCCATATCAAGACTGACTCCATCAAGATCCCCGATGCTACGCCGGAGATCATCGACTTCTGCATGAAGTTTGCAGAGAAGTACGGCTACCAGTTTGAGCATGAGGCTACCTACGAGAAGATGTGCCTCGTGAACAATGCAGTCTACATTGCAAGGTATATGGACGCCGCTGACTGCAAGGCTCGGTATGGATACGTGCCGGGAGATAACGAGAAGGAAGGCGGAGAGTGGACGGCCACCGGTACTCAGTTTCAGGTTCCGTATGTGTTTAAGACGCTCTTCTCTCACGAAGATATTGTGTTCAATGATCTCTGCGAGACCAAATCGGTGTCGAAGGGCGCTATCTACCTCGACAAAAACGAGGACTTGGCCGAAGGGGAGCACAATTATATTTTTGTCGGGCGCGTTGGCCAGTTCTGCCCTATCAAACCCGGATGTGGCGGCGCACTACTTGTGAGAGAAGCCGGTGCCAAAAACAACGGTGAGACCAAGTATGACTCTGTGACAGGTGCAAAAGATTATCGCTGGTTAGAAAGCGAGATGGTCTATAACCTGCATCTGGAGGACACTATTGACCGGTCTTATTTTGATAAGATGGCAACGAAAGCTATCGAGGCCATTTCCGAGTATGGTGACTTTGAGCAGTTCGCTTCCAACGATTCGGGTGAACCGCCTTGGCAGAAGCCTGATATTCCGTGGGACGATGTGCAGGACGAAGCTGCACAGAATTTTAATGTAAGATAAGGAGATTGATATTTTATGGCGAACAAGCTGTATGATTCCAAAGGACAACTGATTGGCTATATCGCAACCGTCGAGAAGAATCTGTCCGACGACCTGACGAGGGTGGTTCTTCATACTGGCCACGAACTCACATTTCGCCCGGGCGATCTGATCGCTGATCGGAGCGGTAATTGGAGTATTCGTTATGGAGATGGAGGGCTCAATGCGGGTAAGAAGAGCACTTCTGCTACGAATGCAGCTGCTATCAAGAGAGTCATTTTCAATCCTCCGGCCACGATCGTTTACTGGTCGGATGGTTCCAAGACCGTTGTGAAGTGCAGCGAGAAGGATGTTTTCGACCCGGAGAAGGGGCTGGCCATGGCAGTTGCAAAGCGTTGCGGCGGCAACAATGGCAGCTATTACAAGGAGATCCAGAATTGGGTAGAGAAGAGCGGGAAGAGGTATCCCGAGAACCTCACTGCCGGAAAAGCTGTCGATCTGGATGCGCTGAAAAAGTACATTTCTGAGGCAAATAAGGATTTGGAGAAGTTCCTCAGCGCTGTCACAAGCAGCAAAAATCAGTCTTGTGCACTTATCCACCTGACAGCACTCGTGGCAGATCTGAAAACTCTGGAAATTGAAATCAACAAGTAAAAGGAGACTGATATTTATGATCAACAAACGCCAGAAGGTATCTATCGAGAATACTCGCTTCATCTTTGCTACCAACTTCAGCGGCGACCCCAGCCGCGACCGCTTCGGCTCCGATAAGCGCCGGGTCAATCTGGTTCTGACCGAAGACATGGCGCACCATCTGATGGACATGGGTGTAATGGTCAAACAGACCCGTCCGAATCCGGAAAAGACCTATGATGAGCCGTTTGTGCCGACCTATTTCGTTCCGGTCAATGTCAACATGGCATCCAAGTGGCCTCCGCACGTCTACTGGGTGACCACCACTGGCAAGAAGCTGCTCTGTGACATCGACATGGTCGGTCAGCTGGATTACATCCGTGTCAAGAACGTCAACTGCCTGTGCAATCTCGTGGAGAAGCGCAACAACCCGGGTGAGTTCAGCCTGTATGCGGATGTCATGTACGTAGAGCAGGATGCTGACGCTGATCCGTATGCAGAGCGCTATGCCCGGTTTGCAGCTCCTGAAGCAGACATGGCAGAGCCGAGCGACCCCACCGAAATTCCGTTCTGAGGAGGAAATCATGAAGAAGTTATTTATCAGCTGCCCTATGCGAAAGCGGAGCGAGGAAGACATCCACAAGACCTTTGAGCTGCTTCATAAAGTAGCAGAAGCTATTTTTGATGAGGAGCTCGAGGTCATTCCTACCTACTTTGAAGGCAATCCTCCGGAAAATGCGAACGAGGCCCTGTGGTATCTCGGCGAGTCCATCAAGAAGATGTCCGAGGCTGATTACTTTATCGGCATTTTCGATGAGGCACGCGAGTTCCGTGGCTGTATCATTGAAAACATCACGGCCAAGAGCTATGGCATTCCGTTCTATCTGGTCGGTATTGCAAACGCTGCACCTGATGTCATCGAGCGTAGGAAAATCGACAAGAGGGTCCACGACCTCGAGATTTACTAAGCCTTGATATTTTCGAGTGCCGGGGTCGGTCTCTGGTTGAATGCACCAGTCCTATGAGTGCCCACGTCGCAAATGGCGTTCTCAGCAGGGGACAGCTCGATTGATATTTATGAATGATTTGGAGGTTGACGTCATGAAACGAATCAAAGTGCTCCGTATCAAAGCGCATTGCTATCCTGAAATCGTCCGGATTCCGCTCGGTTTGGACTCCTTGCAGAAGGAAGTTGGAGGACCGATTCAGGCGGTATATCCGTGGGATGATCCCGTGGCACTGATCTGCAATGAAGAAGGTAAACTGGATAGTGATGCCGTGGAGCATTATAACCGGGTTCTCGCAACTGAGATTGGTGTGCCTTATGACATCGTTGTAGGGACGTTCCTGATCGTTGGGCTTACGGAAGATGATTTCGGATCACTGAGTCCGGAGCTTCTTGAGAAGTATGAGAAACTGTTCCATGACCCGGAAGAATTTTCCGTTCGGACGGATGCACATGGAAAGATATATCTGGATGTTCATCCTTGCAAACCGGAGGACGGTGCGAAATAATCAGCCTGCATGAAGAGCCGTTGAGAAATCTGCGGCTCTTTTCTTTTGGGATAGTAGCTTAGTCAGATTCAAAGCAGCCAGCTCATAACTGGTTCATCGCGGGTTCAAATCCTGCCTGTCCCACCAGCGGCAAACACCTATATAAATACATGAAAGGAGGATGAAAAGATAATGGTCACCGTAACCGACAAAGTCTGCATAGCATGCGGCAAGGAATTAAAAAATGTCCCGGTAGTGACTGTCTTTTGCCCGGAATGCAGGAAAAAGCGCAGAAGAGAGCTTATGGATGAGAAAATCGCGCATGAACGGGCCAAGCGTGCTTCTGAAAAAGCAGAGATGGATGCGTTCAAGCCGAAAGCAAAAAAGAAGTATGAAGGGCCTAGTCTTCAGGAAATCATGCATGAGGCAACGAAGGAGGGACTTCAGTATGTCGCTTATTGCAAAAAGCACGGGCTCCACTAAAAAGAAAGAACTCTGGAAAGTTTTCCGTAAAAATCGGAAGGAACTCTTTGCTTATACTGTCCGAGGTGAAGGAGAAGACGAAGAAGAAGCAACGATTTCGCTTCTGGCGTATGAGAACCATTGCCGGAAAAAAGACATCCATGTGATGCTAGAAATGAGGTGATCAGGCTGATGGCAGGAGTTACGCTCTATGACTACCAGTTGGATGCAGTAGACCGAATGAAAATCGGATGCATCTTGTGTGGCGGCGTTGGGAGCGGAAAATCAAGGACGAGTTTGGCGTTTTACTACAGACTCTATGGTGGACAAATAAACACAAAAGAATATGCAAGGATGACAGAACCACCGGATCTTTATATCATCACCACGGCTCGAAAACGAGATACTGGCGAATGGGACGAGGAATTGGCTCATTTCTACATGGGGACGGACCCGAAACTTGATATTTACGAGCATACGGTCGTCGTAGACTCGTGGAACAATATTGGGAAGTATGTTGGTGTGAAGAATGCGTTCTTCATATTTGACGAGCAGCGTGTTGTTGGACGTGGAAGCTGGGTCAAAGCGTTTCTAAAGATCACAAAGGAAAACGAATGGATCTTGCTTAGCGCCACCCCCGGAGACTGCTGGACAGATTATATTCCGGTCTTCGTTGCCAACGGATTCTTTAGGAATCGGACGGAATTCAACAACCAGCATGTAGTATATAGCCAATACTGTACGAAATATCCTAAAATTGAGCGGTATCTGAACACACAGCGACTGGTACGGCTGCGGGAACGGATTCTGGTTGACATGGACTTTGAACGGCCTACAGTATCCCATCATGAGAATATTTTCGTAGACTACAATAAGCCGAAGTATTTGCAAATCTGCAAGAACCGCTGGAATCCTTGGGAGGATAGACCAATAGAGACAGCCAGCGAGTTTTGCTATATGTTGAGGAAGATTGTCAATTCCGATGAAAGCCGGCAGCAGGAAGTCCTTGATATTTGCATGACACGGCCAAGAATGATTATATTCTACAATTTCGACTATGAGCTGGATATTCTGCTCGGGTTGAACTACGGCACAGGGGTTGAGGTTGCTCAGTGGAATGGCCATAAGCATCAGCCAATTCCTGATGGCGACAGGTGGATTTATCTCGTGCAGTACAACGCCGGGGCAGAAGGCTGGAACTGTATCAAAACCGATACCATTATATTCTACTCGCAGAATTACTCCTACAAAATTATGGAGCAGGCTGCGGGGCGAATCGACCGGCTGAATACGCCCTACAAGAACCTGTACTACTACCATTTGAAGAGCAGAGCAGGCATTGACTTGGCTATTAGTCGAGCTCTGAATTCGAAGAAAGCGTTTAACGAAAGGAAATTTTATGGAGAATGATATTTGTGATTTTTTGAGGCTTGCTGCGACGATCTCTGAGAAACTTGCAGATGTCATAAACGCGATTTCGGAATGCAGCGAGAAAGTGACGGCTTGTTTTATGGACTTGTTTGAAGAAATCAAGGGGCAGCCATTGAAGATGATTCTACAGAAGCTGCGTCCTGACTACAAGGACAAGTGCAAAATCCGGTGGCTGAATATTCCCAACAAGGTTATGCAGGGAAGAATCAGGAGGTTCTGCTAATGGGAAACATATCGAAAAAGACTCGGAAAAAGATTAACAAGATTCTTTTAAGTAACCACTTTAAGAAAAAGTTGGGAGTTACGCAGGATACATTAGTGTATACTCCGAATCCTGAAAGTCCATTGTCTGCGATTTGGCATCACATCGAGATTCGGTATGATGGTACAATCTTTGGATATTTGCTGGATGATAAGGTTAAATATGCGGTCATAGGATCGGTGAACCGCAGAAAGGCTCGACAAACAATAAGAAGTCCTGAACAGTTCTTCCATCCAAGATGTCATTTCGCAAGGCAGAGCAAGCAAATTGCTTTCAGACTCAAGAAAATGGGAGAAGATAAACTTGCACGTATTTTCGATGATGATGCCGCATTGCTTCTAATCATCAACATGTGGAATTTAGAAATAGAAGATGACGATTTTTTGTTTGTAACACAAGACATGATTAGTCCAATATTGGAGGGCAAAACAAATGATTAAAGATTCTGGCGACCGCACCGAATTTGAAACCGGTGCCAAGCGTGATATGCACGCAGGGAAAGGGCGGATGGATCTTCTGCCTTGGTATGGCATCATAGAAGTCAGCAAGCACTGCGAGGAGGGCGCATTGAAGTACGGCGAGCACAACGTGGATAAGGGTATCCCGCTGCATTCGTTGCTGGACAGTGCTTCTCGGCATCTGGCAAAGTACATGGTCGGAATGGACGATGAGGACCACCTGCGCGCTGCCTGCTGGAATCTACTCTGGGCTCTGAACCAGCGGGAGACCCATCCGGAGTTGGATGATAGGTTGTGCAGTCAAGAAGGCAAAAAATTAGAACCTAAGAAAAAGCAGCTTCGGTGTGCAATGTGTAATCGTGCATTGGCAGATTCTACACAGCGCCTTTACCCGGATGTGGACGTGGCGTATGTACGAGTCTCGGCTGGAACTGTTGATCTGAGGTGTCCTAACTGCGAGCACATCACTACATTTGACATGGAGAATATCAAAATATGAATGACTGGAAACGCGAAGTGGACTATGCAACCTACTGCCCGAAGTGCAAGAGCTTCAAGGTGCTGGAGACGGACGAGCCCTGCAATGAGTGCATGACGGAGTGTGCGCGGGAGGGAACTGTAAAACCTCTGAAGTTCGAGAAAGCAAAGGTGAAAGCCAGATGATTCTCGGGATTGCACAGGCAGACCGAACGAACCGAGGAGACGAATGGTATACGCCTGACTATGCGGTATATCCATTGCTCGAATTTTTAGGAGACAAAAAAAAGCAGATTGTCTGGTGTCCATTTGATAAAATGGATTCTGCGTATGTAAAAGTGCTCTCTGAAGCTGGATACAGAGTTATTGCATCCCACATTGATGATGGCATGGATTATTTTACATATGAACCTGAGAATTGGACTGTAATGGTATCGAACCCTCCATTCAGTAAGAAAGATGAGGTACTCGAGCGGGCCTATTCGCTAGGAAAACCTTTTGCGCTGCTGCTTCCTATCAATGCAATTCAAGGAAGAAGACGATTTGATATTTACCAAAACCGATTGCAGCTATTATGTTTCGACCAGAGAATAGGGTATATATCGCCGTCTATGATATGTCCGAGTGAGGCGACACCGTTTGCTAGTGCCTATTTTTGCAATAACTTCTTACCAAGTAAGCTTGAACTTAGACGATTGTATAAGGAGAAGACGCGAAAATAACATACTCCTTTATGGAGGTGAGATAAATGGAAGCAAGAGATTGGAGCAAAGTGGATTGGACCAATAACGAAGACAATAATCTTATACGTGAATTTCTTGCAGATTCTGATAATATCATGAATTGCAACCAATGCCCGTATAAGATGAAGCATCCGAGTTGGGACGCACTGCCTTGTGGGCAGTATCATTGCTGGGTGGCATTGAACTGACAAAGGCAGGAGCCGTGGAGAAATCTGCGGCTCTTTATTTTTATCGTTGAAGGAGATGCTTGTATGCAACGTATGAACATTAAATGTTGTCATTGTGGAGACTATACCCCATTTATCGCAGAGGAGAACATTGAGGTTATTCCTCAAGTTAATCTTACAAGAACCGACATGGATATTTTGGACCATATCGCTGAGACATTGGCGAAATGCGATTGCTTGTGTACGTGCAATTTCTTACACCGGGTTCAGAGTGAAGTGACTAAAATTGTAGAGTATCAGGAGGAACGGTGAACGCTAAATGATATTTGCTGAAGAGGATTTGAACTCTTTGAATGCTATTGCTGGACTATTGGCTTCATTCGGGTGTGATAGACAGGCTGGCTGTGTGCTTTATATTCAGCATAAAATCGCAAAGACCATGGAGGCTGACGAAAGGAAATGCAGAAATGAGAAACATGTCTAAGAAAACCTGGAAACTCCGGGTTTGGAATCACATGACCGAGATGCAGAAGCTGGATATTCTGCTGAAGCACGCTAAGGTTCCGCATACGTATGACCCGAAGTACCTCGGCGGTTACAACGATCAAATTGTCGTGTATAACTCGGAAGGTCAGCGTATGTGGGATGCTATTTGCTTTCATGGAGATTTTAGTCTCACCGGAAGTTATGGAGCTGAGCAAGGGCTTATCGAGGTGATGGGCGCACAGCTACTTGGCCGTGGTGATGATGTTGAGGGCTGGCTCACGGCTCGGCAGGTTATGAAGATGTGGAGGTGTAGAAATGTTGCGAAAAATCGCTGAATATGCCAAAAAGATATTCTGGACTGAGTCGTGGAGAAATCTGCGGCTCTTATTTTTTATGAAAGGAATAAGAAATATGCTTCAAAAAATTATCGCGTTCGTTATCAATTTCCTGACACTCAGCTCGCCCTGCGGTTGGATGATGGATATTCTCAAGGATACCCGTAAGTATAAATTCTATAACCCTCTGCGGGAGCTGGAAATTGCGGAGAACCACTTCAACTTCTGTGAGCAGGAGCATATGTCGGCGGCTATTTTCGAGCTGTGCTCTGCGGAGAGCAAGGTCGAAAGATTGACTGGAGGTGTTATATTGTGACGTACTATCATCAGATTTATCGTTGCCGCAAATGTGGGAATGAGTTCTGCCCGGTGACGGTACATACCGAGACTGTCATGTATATTGAGCTAAATAATTTCCTGAACAGGGTCAATGGCGAACTCGAGTGGGATCACAAAGAGATGCCTTTAGCACCGAGGCTGTATAGGGCACATACATGTCCGAACGGTGACATCGGCGTTGGGGACTTCATCGGGTACCAGAAGGAGGAAGAATGAGTATGTATGAAAAAATCGGCAAGTTTATTGGCGGCGTTCTGGCGGTTACTATCACGGCCTGCGCGTGGCTGATAATCATTGCATTTACGCTGAAGGTGATTTGGTTCATTTTGTTCCGGATTCTGCTGTGAGGTGGATGATATGAATACGAATGATGATCGGTTTGCCCAAGCAAAAACATTCAACGACCTTGACATGAGAATGAATGAGTTTCCATTCGAAACTGTTACAGACTGGGCCGGAAATACCGTTTCACTTTACGTTAACGATTATGAGCTTCAACGAAAAGTCTGTATAACAAAAAATGCCAAACTGAAAGATGTTGTGTTCTATTATATGAATGGCGACATTACATATGAAGATGGTCTGAAATGGTGTAAAGAGAACGGCATTACAGTAGAGCAATTTGATAGATACATCTACATGGAGCAACACAATCGTTACAATTATGGCAAGACGGACCATATGCCCTGGTTCTACAGACCTGTAATATTTATAGTCAAGATAATTATAAGTGTAATGAAACTTATTCTATTTTTGGAGGACCGTTTATGAACGAAGACTTTGGAGCGATTACCATTCTTGCTCCAAAATGCCAGCAGTGCCCCAAAGTTAAATCCTGCGACCATAAGCAAATGGCTCATCTCGGATACATAGTTCCGCAAAGGGGCAATGGAAAGAGCCTCAGTCAGCTCGAAATGGTTGATTCACTGATGAAAAGGAGATTTAATTATGAAAATCGTTGAACCTAAGTACGAAATCCTCACTGACATTTCTGAGGGCGGCATCAAGGAGCTCCAGCAGATCGAGCGGGTGGCCCGGGTCTGCTACAAGAGCGAGGACAAAATCACGCCTGATGGTGAGTCGGCGAAGAAGCTGGTTGGTTTTCTGGTGAAGCAGGGTCATGAGGCTATGCTGGAGCATTCCCAGCTGAGCGTGCTATTCACTTGTGACCGGGCCATTGCCAATGAGCTGGTGCGGCACCGTATTGCGAGCTTTGCACAGGAGAGCACCCGGTACTGCAACTACTCGACGGAGAAGTTTGGTGGGGAGCTGACGTTTATCTGGCCTTCTTATATTCGTGGCGAGCAGTATTGTGAGCTGAACGATAGCGAGGTTACGATCAAGAGTTCGTTCCTTGAAGCCATGACTTATGCCGAAAAAGACTACAAACTTATGATCGCTAACGGTATGCGTCCCGAACAGGCCCGCTGTGTCCTGCCGCTGTGCCTGAAGACCGAGATCGTGGTTACTGCAAACTACCGTGAGTGGCGCAACATCTTCAAGCTGCGTACTCCTGTAGCGGCCCATCCTCAGATGCGTGAGCTGATGTGCCCGCTGCTGAAAGAGCTTCAGAGCAAGATCCCGGTGGTGTTCGATGATATTTACACGTTCTGGCCTGCGGATGATCAGACGCGGAAGGGGAGCATGGTGAAGTAAGCATGAAGAAAATTGACGAACGATATATTGAGGTATTGGATCAATTCGGATTCGGTTTATGCACGACCAAAGCGGGATGTAATCTCTATCATGATAGTTCATGGGGATCATATATTGTAAACTTTAATGGGGACGACTTTGCCGAGATGCTTATTGGTTATGCTGAAACCTTCGATCCGAATGAGTATGTAAGTTTACATATCAAGAGTCACAGGGTGATTAAAGATATTGGCGAGATGCTTAAAAGTGCAAAAGAAATTCAGATTTTGCTGTTAAAAGTAGCAATCGAATTTGTGAAAATCAGCAAAGAAAGTATGGTGAAAGATAATGCATAAGGTCTTATTCACTATTGGGTTCGCTTGTCAAATCTTCTATTTCGGGAGTCATTACGGGGTAAAACTTGAGAAAGATATTACTGAAGTCATATACGGCATAGGTGTTATATTGGCGTTAGCATCTTTTGCTTTATATTGAAAGAAGGTGATTACGATGCAGCAAAGAACGTATGATTTTCTTGTGAAGATGCGGATTCCGATGGTGGGAGATGCGGTCGAAATGATGGGCGATGCGGTCGAAATGACCATTGATGTGCTCAATTCGCATCGGTCTGTTCCGATGATTGATATTTGCGCTGCGATTGCAGAGAAGTATCACACGAATGTGAAAAGCGTCACGGCTCGCCTTGTGAGAGTTGTGGATGCGATGGAGTATCGGAGTGGGGTGTATCCTAATCCTGAAATGGAAGAGCTCCGTATTGCATTCAGACTGGATAAATGGACGCTTAAACGATTCCTGTATGCTGCGGCGAGGAGGCTTATGGGCCAATGAAGAGCCGTTATATTTGCTTTGCGATGCATTTGGCTGTGTAGCTGTATCCTGAACTAACAAGCAAGAGGCGCGGATTTTTCTGCGCCTCTTATTTTTATCCGAGGAGGTGGTACTTTTGCTTGACGATTCGACTCCTACATGATATTCTTGTACTAGTATAAGGAGGTGCTCTTATGGCACGAACGGTAAAATGTCCTAGTTGTGGCGCTGAGCTTACGGTGAAAGAAGGCAATCGAGACTTCATGTTCTGCGAATATTGTGGGACGAAAGTACGGCTTGATGACTATCAGGAGACGCACAGGTTTGTAGATGAAGCAAAAGTCAAGCGGGTTGAAGCTTTCAAAGACTTAGCGATGAAGAAGATGGAAATGGATGAACAAAAGCGTAAAGACGAAAAAGATAATGAAGCAGAACGCAGAAAAATGGAGCCTGTGTATTTGAGCTTACTCATAGCGCTTCCTATAATCTTTTTTATTCTCGCTAAATTATTTGGCGCTGAATAACATAGAAAGGTCTCGATATAAAATTCGGGGCCTTTTCTTTTTTATCTGGCAGTAGACTCTGCCAATTTTTATTTGCCGCTTTTTTGTTAATTTTGTGATAATAATTGAAAAAGCATCAATTTTCTGGCCAAAAACCCATTTTGTGGCCAGAAATTTTAGAAAAACGGCCACATATTTTTACGTAGATACGTTATAAATATGCGCTTTGGCCAAAAACCCACTTTTTTCTTTAAGTTAATTAAAAAATGAAAAAAATAATATATATAATAGAACAGAAAAAATGGGTTTTTGGCCACAACTTGTTTTTCATGCATTGCCCCCATATCCCCTGTCGATATTAACCTTGTAAAATAACGTCGGATAGTGTATTATAAAAAGCAGCACATTAGTGGCTGACTTCTTGTGAGTATGAGGTAAAGCGTATGGAATACATCGAGGAACTTGCTAAAAATTGGAAACAGTATGGTTACTCATTTGATGCGAGAGAAATTCTTCCGAACGGTGATGAAGCATGGGTGTATTCAACCCTGGAGTTAGGACTACCAGTTCTTTGGTTGAAACATCCAGATGGAAGTTTCGAACATTATGTTATACATACGGATGGATATGACAAACCAACTGGCGAGCATTGGTGTTTTTGGTGCCATTGTCAAATGGAGCGATACGAAAATATTTGGAAAGTTCCTATCTGGCGATGCCCAAAGTGTGAAGAAGAGCACTACGAAGAAGACGTGGATTTATGTAGTGCTCCCACCGAAGAAGCAAGTTATGCCGATGATGAACTCGAACCTGAAGAAGAATGGCTCGATACATACTATAGAGAAAATCCCTATATACCTCACGACGAATACGATTTTGACGGGTTTTAATTTAATAGTCTTTTAAGATTGCCTCTGCGCGAAAAACGCAGAGGCTTTTCTTTTGCCCTTTTTTACAAAAATTAACACTTTTTCACAAAAATTACCGCGAAAAAAACAGCCTCTTTTATGAGGAGAATAGAACGTGTCTTAAACATACTATTCTTTTTATTTTTGGAGGTTGACATGCTCGAAAACAAATTTAAGACCGGATTGGTGAAAGAACTGAAAAAGCGCTTTCCCGGTTGTACGGTGGTTCATTTGGACCCGAACGAAGTTCAGGGACATCCTGACCTTTTAGTTTTGTATGGTCCTACTTGGGCTGCGCTTGAGGGAAAGAAGTCGGCAAATGCTCCTCATCGCCCTAATCAGGACTACTATGTCCAGAAGATGAACGAAATGAGCTTTGCCGCTTTTATTTATCCGGAAAACAAGGAGGAGATACTTGATGCAATGGAACGATCATTCGAGGCTCACGGGGCAACATGCATTTCTGGGAGCAAGTAAGTATCACTGGCTCAACTATGACCGAGATCGCTTGGTTGATGCCTACCTGAGTAATCAGGCAAAAGAGCGAGGCACGAGACTCCATGCATTTGCAGCAGAATGCATCGAGCTTAAGCAAAAGCTTCCCAAGAGCAAGAAAACGTTGAATGCCTATGTCAATGATGCCATCGGCTTCCGCATGACACCTGAAGTTGTGCTTTATTACAGCCCGAATTGTTTCGGGACAGCGGACGCTATCATGTTCGATGATGGCGTCCTTCGCATCCATGATCTGAAGACTGGAACCGTTCCTGCTCATATGGAGCAGCTTTATATTTACGATGCCTTGTTCTGTTTGGAATACGGTATCGATCCTGTAACTATTCGGTTCGAAAATCGAATTTATCAGAGCGATGATATTTGGGTGGAAAATCCCGAAGCAGAAGACATTCTTCCGATCATTGCAAAGATCAAGGAATTCGATAAAATCATCAACGAAGTAAAGCTTGGAGCTGCAGCATGAATCCTATCGAAAAAGATATTCGCTCTTATTATGGAGTTGAATCACAGAACGGGGTGCTTGAACACTACGGC